ATTTTGGGGAATAAATATAAGACTTTTGAAGACGGTACTACGACTTCTGTAGCGAGTACACCTTTACCTACTCTTGAAGACACGACTAAAGCTTGGGTACCTTCTTCTTTAATTGGGAATTATGCTATTGATTCGGATGGAAATTATTGGATTATAAGGGATAATACTTTTCAGGATTTAACTTTAAAGTATGCTTTTCCATCCACAGAGTCGCCCGACCCCACCCAACCATCTCCCGGTGAGTATAAACTGGCTTATCGCCAACCTGAGTGGGATGCCTTTGAGTATTTTCCGGGTCAAATTACTATAATGCATAAAGGGTTACCTGTATCTTCAACTTCTCAAGGTGCGACTTATTTTCAGTTCCCACTTAGCACGGATCAGTTTGTTTCTCAGAGTGTTGCTACTACCGACTTACTCCCTATGGGAGTAGCCTATCCTATTATGGATCAAGCTGCCCCACCTCTAGTGGCTGATTTTTCGGGAACTATTGAAGTCGGGGCAACTCTTACTCAACATCATGGAAGAGCACTTGCTACGACGATAACTAGTGTCTTTCATTCAACTACAAATTTAGATGTAAGTGTGGCAGAAAGTTTGACTTTTCCCGATACGTCCCTTGATGGCACATTCGGTGGTGCACCAAAAAATTATGAAATAAAAGTAACACATGCCACTACTGGTGTATCCTATGTTTTTGGTGTGGCGCAGTTAAACAAAGCGACAGGACGTTTTGTTATTGAACATCCAGGGGGGCTACCTGTTGATATGCCAACAGGATCTGCTGTGGAATTATTAGTAAGATCTTCTTCTACGACGATGACCCTTAAAGCTCAAAGTAGTGTGGTTGTTGCTGGACCTGCTCACGATTATACATTTTACCCGACACCTGCTCATTTTTATACGGCCTCTAACGATGACCTATTTCCGACTGGTTTTAACTCCACGTTAGCTGCTCAATATACGGTAGAGGCGGCTCCTGCGGATACTTACTTAGGTGATTATTTTGTAGGTACTCCTACTTCTACCACAACTACAGGACCTACTACTGCGGGTGTAACTGATTTTGTGACAGTAACTTCTGTGGCGACATTTCCTAGCGAAGGGTTTTTTACTTTTTCGGATGGTGTGAACCACGAGGAATTGTACTGTATTAAGTCTACGGTACTTGGTGTAGACCGATTAACTATTCAACAGGTCTTGTCTCCTGAGCCCCCTCAAATAGCCCCTCTCGGAACGCCTTATAAAATTATTCCTTATACTTTCCAGAATAGTTTCCTTGCAGGCTCAACAGTTACTTATGTTAATATACTAGCGTCAGTTAATGAACCGAGTTCTCTTACAGTAAATGGAAATTCGCCTGTTATTTTAACAGATGGTTCTGGAACGAAAACCACACATATAAAACAATTTTTCGATCTCGTTAAAGCTGCAGGGGTTGACGTTGAATTTGTACCTATATAAAAGGGAACTAATATGCCTATTACTAATTTACCTAAATATGTAAGATTCTTTCCCGACGAAAGACTTGAACTTTTAGATATACAAGCCCTTCAGAACCTTGGCAGAGACCTTGTTAGTACAGTAACGACTTGTACTATGGGCTTAAATCCCTCAGAAGAGGGGTGGGTACTGCAAGGGTTTACTTATGCTCTTCCCGGCGGTTTGGTATTTCAAATGGATACCTCCCTTGGGATAGGTATTAATAATCTTGGTCGTGTAATCATTAAGCCCACTACGCAAAGCGTCGATCTTACCTTAACAGCAGGCGTAACTAATTACATTTATGCGTATGCGGTGGACGCTGGTGATATTTTAGACAATAGACGTAAATGGGATAGAGGTATAGGTGCCGAGGTGGCTATTAATGATTTTACTCGCTATACGCCTGTAGTGGGATTTCATGTCGATACTTCACCCATTATAACTTCTTTATCCGTCTTGGGCGAGACTGTTCCTCTTATTAAACTTTATAGTGTAGACCTTACGGGGGGTGGTCCTATTACTTCTCTACTGGTCACTGATGACCGGAATATGCTACGTCCTGTAAATGAGATAGATGAGGAAGTTATTGCAGCAAGGCAACCCTTTCCAAGTCTTTCTTTAACGGCAAAAGTAGATTTAAAAACACAAATAGAATCTGCTCGCCCTGCCGATATTACAGTAGGATTTTTTCCAGGGAGTCAAGGGGATTATGTAAATGCAGCAGGTATGCAGGATGTTATAGATGCTACATATCACGACATTAGTAATAAGAAAATTTTTATACATTCTGGAGCTTATACGGGACTGTCAGGAGCAACTATTACGAGTAAAGAAAGCACTCTATTTGAAGGCGTTCCTACCTCATCAACTACGCTTGGTGGCTCAAGATTAGAATTTTTACCCGCTGCTATAAACTTGGTATTTGACAGTTGCGAGGGGATTACTTTTAGAAATTTGACGTTTGCTACCAGCGCAGGGCTTGGAACTTTTGCTCTTGTTCTTGAAGACTGTTTTAATATAAGGTTTGAGAATTGTTTTTTTACTAACCCTGCAGATAAAGTACACCCCCTTATAAAGTTTAAATCTACTTGTTACGGTATTTATTTCACGGATTGTCATTTTGAAAATTATGTTTCTACTCCAACATATGGAATGATAGAGACAGATTCTACAACAAATACTGCAGTAAATACTGCTTTATCTTTTGAAAACTGTCGTATTTATTCAGAAGGTACTTTTTTAAGATCTACAAGTACGGCTTTGGTTACTGGAGAAATAGAACTTTTATCTATACAGAACTGTAATTTTGAAACGGTTGAAAATTCAGGAACGGCAGTTTATGATCTTATTGATATAAATATGGCAGGATCGACAGGGGATACCTGTACTCTTATAAACAACAATAAGTTTAAAGATGGTGCTGATAATGACTATCTTTTAAATTTTTTAAATATTCAGTCTGCACTATCTACTTCAGCTACCCCTGTCGATACCACCTTGAAGAATACAATAATGATAAATGATAATTATTTTTTAGATTTCGGAGGTGTATCTGTCGCTGCAAACACTTCTCCACGGGGCGCGATTACAGTAGGGAACTGGAAAGATCCAGTTTCAGTGACGAATAACGTTTTTAGTACAGATAAGACATTTCCCGTTGTAGGCTTTAATGAGTTGTGGGGGGTCAAACAAATTCATTACGGCGCACACACAGCTTGTAGAGGGGGAACTATTTCAGGCAATTCTTTTGATTTTGCTGGTGAGGGTAGTGGAATTTATATTACGAACCATGACCTTGTTACTGTTGGAACAAAAGGATTGCTAGGACTTCTTTTGAATGGGAATACAATTAAAAATCTCAACAGAGGTATTTATATCAATACAAGTGCAGGTTATGGTGGACTCGGAATTTGTGACAATTCTATTTTAGATGCTAAAATCTCTGCTATTGATTTAGTTGTTACTGTTTCAACATTTAGTGACGATGTTTCTATTTCTAATAATCAGATATTAGGAGGAGGTACTGTTGCGGGTAGTACGGTTGTTTTTGGGAATGGTATAAGTGCTGTGTGTGCAGCTATTAACCTTACAGGTGCCGATGTCGATTTTAAAAATTTAACCTTGTCCAATAATATGATAAAAGATTGGGCAATAGCATTAACATCTACAGCCGTTCAAGGTATTCTAGTTCATGCGGGTATACAAGGTTCTGTAAGTGGAAATCAAATAAGTAATCTTGGTGTTGATAATAGTGTTGCAATTACTGCTGCGAATCAAAAAGCTTCAGGGGGGATTATATTAGTGAACCGAGAAGGTTACGAACAGAGTCTTTCAGTATGTAATAATAATATTAATTATTCAGGCGCAGGATCTGGGATCTATATAGACCCAAGTATCTCGCCAGGGGTGGTAGGATTCGAAAGTATAATATTAAACAGTAATACTGTATTAAATAGTTGCACCACAAACATGGTTATAGGGGGAATAACAATAGGGGGTTGTTTTACGGCTAGTTGGACGGCAGATGGTGTCACTCGACTAGTTTGTAGTTCTAATACGGTAAGGTTATCGAATCTTGCGAATGGAACTCTATTGTACTCACAATCAGGTATTGAGTTTCAAGAACCTTCTACGGGAATAACTCCTATCTCCTTTAATGCGGATATGATCATTAATAATAATGTAGTTGAAGTTGTGAACTCAGTTGGTGCTCCCCATATGAAAGGTATTAGTGCAGAAGCAAACAATATTGTTGCTAGTGCTAATTTAACACGTACCTCCGATCCCCTTACTGCAATTAACATTACAGTAGTAGGGTCTTCAAAGACTGACGGGGATAATTTGAATTATACTTAAGATCGAAGAGAAAATTGAGAAGAGTTGAGTTTTTTCATGAGCGAAGAAAAATTACCTGATTGGGATATTCTTTACCTGTGTCTTCTTGAAAAAGCGAGAGAAAGACATCAAGGGAAGATAAAAATAAAGCCAAAATCAGAACTTAAGTGGTTCTGGAAAATGTTGCAGTTTATTTTAAAGGTTCTTACCTTTGGTAAAGCCCCTGCGATATATGATCGGTTTTTTACTGTTATAGGTCGCACCATATGGTTACCAGGGGATGGTAGTCTTTGGGATGAATTTACATGGTGGCAACAGTATGCTTTAGTATCTCACGAACTTGATCATATGGACTATTGCTATTTCGGAAGATCGGATATTCGTGATGAAGATCACACAGAGATAAAAAATTGGAAAGATCTGGAAGCTCCCTGGTATTGGAAACTATGGTATAATTTTAAATATCTATTCTGGCCTCTGCCTATTTTATACGCATATGGGCGTCAGGATATTGAGATAAAAGGTTACCGGAGAAATATAGAGGTTAACATTCAGATGTTTGGTGAGGTTCAAGAATACCTCATCCTTTTTATTTTTCATCAGTTTACTTCTGCAAACTATGTGTGGATGGCCACTAAAAAAAGAGCAGATGAATTAATTCAGAAGGAAGTAGAAGACGTTAAGAAGGCGTATGCAGAGAACAGATTGAGATTTGGATAACGAAGTCTTGCAAAAAAAGGTCTAAAGATGAGTTTATGGACTATGTTGGGTAAATCATTAGGGTTATTAGGTAAGCCTTATCTGATACACAATTTAAAAGCAAAGTTTGGTGCCAGTAGTCAGTATTGGGCTGTTCAGTTAGAATGGCCCAAGGATTATGACGATGAGAAAAAGGCTTCGGAGGAGACAGTAATACTACTAACTCCCCAAGAGCTTGAACGTGCGATTGATCGGGCAAAGAAGAATCCAGAGGATGTACAGATGTTCCTAAAAGATCATGCTATGCAGGACTTAGTTGACTAAACACTCATGCAAGTTAATTCATGTGTATGGTGGGTGGTTAGTCCTTTTAGAGGAGCATCCCTATGCCGCGAGTTAGACGAACTGTACCTACTGTTGAAAAAGTAATTTTTTTAAGTGATCTTCATTTTCCTCATCATGATCCTGACGCTATTAACTTAGCTTTGTCTTTTGTTAGATGGTTTGAACCTGAGTATGTTTACCTTATCGGAGATTTAGTAGATTTTTATGCACTGTCTTCGTTCTCTAAAGACCCCAACAGGGCATTAGAACTACAGACTGAACTGGACATGGCTGTTTCTTTTTTAGGAACTCTCCGAAAAGCTTGCCCTGACGCTCATATTTACTTCAGAGAAGGAAACCACGAAGACAGATTGAGCCGATATTTAAAAGCCCACCCGGAGATATTTAACCTACGGGCTTTAACGATGAAAAGCCTACTGAAGTTAGACAAGTTTGATATTAAACATTACAGTTACCGAGATGATCTTTTTCATAACAATTTTTCAGTTGAACACGGAGACGTAGTAAGAAAAAATTCTGCCTATACAGCAGCAGCGATGCTTGCAAAACGTGTGAAATCAGGTATTTCAGGACACACACATAGGTTAGGTTCCCACTACAAATCATATAGAGACAGAACTTTTGTGTGGTATGAGAATGGTTGTTTGTGCCAAACTGATCCTGAATACATTATAGGCGTCCCCGACTGGCAGCAGGGATTCACAGTAGGTTACTGGTTAGAAGCCAGTCAAAGGGTGATCTTAGATCAGATCTGTATTGTGGATAAAAAGATATTCTATCAGGGCGTGTTGTTTAAGATAAGTTGAGAGGGTTATACGATGAGCCAGATTGACATAGAAGAGTTTAAGTCATTTTTACCAGACAGAGAATCCTTAGAGGATTGGCAAAAGCTACAGTATGACAAGATGGTGGATATGGCTGAAAAGCAAAATGCTACTGATGGTATTTATAAGTGGGTAGCTGGTCATAGTGGCTCGTTGGAAGACTTCTGGTATAAAGACTATAGGGTTTTAAACGCACATAAAGGTACCCCTAGCTGGACTTATTGCTGTGGGGTGACCCTAGAGCACTTTCTGCACTGTTGGAAAGGTTGGATGGAAGGTGACTACGAATCTGAGATTGACATGACAGAGAGTGCTTGTAGGGAACTAAGAGCCTACTTCTTTTGTTATGATGACCCACCAGAGCAAAAGTATAAATACGGCTCAGCAGGAGGCATAGAGTTTCTCGGTGAGCACATAACAAAACGGTGGGAGGAAGCTAAGAGTAAATCGAGCGAACCTGCTACGTTCGACAATGGGTTTGATCTTGATTTTGTGTATCATACAGACCCCTATACAGCTAAGTTTGGAGATTACATTTCTTTACAGCCGTATGAAGACCCTATGCAAGGGGGACACTCAGCTATTTTCCTTAGTCTAGAAAAGATGGAAAGAAACGGAAAAATGGAGGATGTTGTTCGTGTGTTCAACTCTAATACCGAGAGTGGTAACGGTTATGGTTATGGTAGTGGTATTGGTCTTTCCTGGTATTGGATTGAGAAATATAGTAGTGGGTTTAAAAGGGTTTTACACTTTGGGAGTGTAAGAGAGAAAGAAGATTCTTCAAAGGTTCCAAGTATAAAGGGATTCTTTAACTTTTCCGGTGTTTTCACCCTTAGCTTTGAGTAGGCAAAAAATGTCAAAAAATAAAAAAAAAGAAGCTCCTGTTAGAGGTCTTTTAGACTATTTAGACATTACTATAGGTAGGGTCTCCGACTCGGACGCCAGTACTCCCGGAAAAAGGAAAAGGTCATGGGGAGCCACAGTCATGCTTTTTTGTATGTTACCCGCTTTTACATTAGTTTTCTCGGTAGCGTTTAATCTTGTCTTTACTTCTGTGAGTATAAAAAAAGAATTAAAAGCCAGCATAAAACCCGTAGCAACTAAAACAAGGCGAGTTCGTTCCTCACCAGTGACGTTTCCTAAACCAGTCACCATTGAGTGGCCTATTGTTTTCTTAGCATCTCTTATATTACTTGTGGGTGTAGCCTTTTCTCTCTTTAGGAGAAAACAGGACCTTGATAGAGCTATTCAGTTAGGGAAAATGATTTCAGAGGTTAAGCATGGGACTGATGGTGTACTAAGTAAACCATTACCAGACGTTGTAAAGTCCATGTATGAGAAGGCTACCTCTAAGATCGGATCACCGGGAGAGGGTCATTGAGCACTAAAACTTTGTATTATACGATAGGAATCCTGCTACTTCTCCTTATAAGCTTAGCGTTTAGCTGGTGGTTAACAGCGTCATTGGCAGGAGGAGGTATAGTATCAGCGTTAGCTTCCTGGTTAAAGAAAGATCAGAAATTCCGTGGCGATAAGCAAAAAATAGATGATGACGCTTTAAAGAAACAGAATGAGGTAGACAGAAATGAAAAAACCCTTCTATCCCTTAGTGAGAAAAAAGAGAAGGAAGACAACTCTCTTATCGATTCTAAATCTGATGCTTCCCTTAATGATCATCTTGATAAGCTGGCCGAGGAATTCAAACGCAACAATCAATAAACCTTGCCCTTCAGATCACACATGTATTAAAAAAACTACTAGAGATCTATGTATAAGAGCACTTAACAAGGTAAAACGTATAACTAGGGATTGCAAAATACAGAAAGATGCGTTAAAACTTAAGAGCAGGATTCTGTTGGAGAAAATCCAAAAAGAACGTCAACTGTACGAAAAAAGAATAACCGCAATAACTCAAGATTTAAAAACTGCGGCAAAAAAAGATAGCAGGAAAGCACTGGTTACAGGTATACTTATTGGTGTTGGTGGGTCACTTATACTCGCAGCTACAGTAACCACTATCGTGGTCGTATACAACAAATAAGAAGGAAAAAATTATGGCTTTTAATTCTTTCACATTGAATACTTACGGAATTACTGTAGTTACTTACACAGCTACAGGAGTCAATGATATTGACGAGGATATTGTGTTTAACCAGGATGCTGAGATTTTTAGTGTCTTTGGTATGAAACCTGCGGGTGGTGGGACCTTATCAGTAACAATTGATCCCGATCCTAACAGTATTGGTAATCCTAGTGTTACGTTAGGGAATTCAGCTTTAGGCGCGGCGGATACAATGCTTCATTTTCAAGATCCTACTCCGTTGAAATCAGGAGGAAGACTAGAGTTGTTAACAACAGGAGGCATCGCCGGAGATAAAGGTATTACGGTTTATGCGCGAGTTCTTCCAGGACGTGGACGTGGTATGTAATGGGCGGTTATATTAACGGTAAAGCTACAATACCTGTACCTAAAACATACGACAAACCTGCTGACCCTGTATCAAAGATATGGTCACCAGAAGTATATTATAAATTCGATTCTGATTTTAGTGATTCAAGTGGTTTTGGGAGAACAGCTACAGCAATGGGAAATGTGCCACCGACAATAAGCACTGGTACTAAAAAACTAGGATCTGGCTCCCTATTAGTATCCGCGGATGGGTACTTGACATTTGACACCCAAGATCAAATCCGACTGATTGGAGACACAAACGGATGGAGCATTAGTTGTTGGCTTCAAAAAGCTGCCGTACCGCCAGCACTTTCATGGCCTTCAATAATATCTAGAGACGACGGCACATGGGCGGCGGGGAGTATGGGAATAAAAATCTCACCCGGCGATGGTTCTTCTACGGCAGGAGATCTAGTCTGGACTAGACACGGCACTAGTACAACCAGGTTATTAGAAAACTCCTCATACCAAATCATTAATGCTACTCCGACATGGTATCACATTGCAGTGGTATTTCGGAGATATACGGGATCCGGCACAACAACTGATCAAACTTTTGCGAGGGTTTGGTATAATGGAACGGAAACAACTAGCTTGAACAGTCCGATCACCTGCACTCATGGTCCGGTAAAAGCGGGAGCTATTAATATATATGGGGAAGCTTCTGGCGGAGGTCTATTTTATTTAGATGATTATATGTATTGTAACTATCCGCTGTCAGCGGCGATCATCTCAGACCTATATAATTCTGGTGCGGGTAAAGCTTCGGATGTGGCTGGTATTGCGACGTAAAATAATATAATTAATAGGAGAAAAAAATGTCATCATATAAATCATTGCATGAGCACACAATTTTAGGAGGACTGCCTCCAGAAGATAGAACAGAGGGTGCCGTACAATTTCAGGCAGGTGGACGGGGTATGTAATGGGTGCTTATGTAAACGGCAAAGCTTTTATGAATGGGTTAACTCTAGATTCACTTACTTTACCTAATGGTTATCTCGGGTCGTCTTTTGGAACGATACAAGGACCTATTTCAGGGGCAACTGCAACGGTAGTTAATACGGATATTATTATTATGGTGGCATCCTCTGCTTACGGGTTGGCCTGTAATGTTTCGCTACCTTCCTTGGCTTCTAGTTTCGGCCAACAAGTAATTATAAAAGATATGGGAGGGAACGCTCTCGTAAAAAATATTACTATTTATCCAGATGGGACGGAAACTATTGACGGTGCATTAAGTTCCCTTCCGATTAATACAAACATGGGCGCGGTTACTCTAGCTAGTGGTGGTGGTACGTGGATTAATATTTCAGACAACTCATAAAATATATTTAAAGGAGATAAAATAAAATGGCTATCGATCCGGGAAGATTAAACGTAGATCTCCTAATAAAACAAGGTAACCTTACGCTAACTGACCTTAGTATTCTGAAGAACCTTCAGGTTATTGACGACAAAATGGCAGAAAGTTCAGGGATGCTTTCCCGTGTTATTGACACTGAAGCGACGGATATTTACAATTCCACAGGAGCCGCTTTTAATTTGGGGTCTCTTGGTGTAAGCGATTGTAGGTTTGTTTATATAGAATCAGATCAAGAAGTGGTTGTCGAATACATGTCTAGTACTCTTTTCGGGATAACAGTGGGGGGAGGTCCTCCTCTAGTACCCAACGGGTTTCAACTAGCAGGCTTTAATTATATGTGGGTGACACCGCCTAGTGATGATCCTACAGGGCAACTAGTAGATACTAATATAAGAAAAGTAGGTATTGCGGTTATCAAAGGAAAAGATATTACAAGTGTAACGATTAAAAATATGTCTGGAAATCAAGCTAACGTCCGTATTTTTGCTTGTGGTTACCAAGCATAAAACTCAAGTTTTATAAAAAACTATTTTACTCTACTTCAATTTTAGTGTAACCTCATTTCACTATAAAAGTTTATGAGGTGATGAATGATTACGATTAAAATCTTTCCTGTGGATTCTCTTGTCCAGCTTCCTGCAACAGCAGATAAGCTCATAGAATTCTTAGATGAGAAGTGTTCTTTTTATCTTCAAAACTTCCGTAACCACCCAAGCTATAAGTTATATTTAAGGTCCAACGGAGAGCATGGATGGGATGGTAAACGCCACCTTTTCCGTAAAACCAGTAAGGGTTATGTGGTCTTTACAGGACTTGTTCCTCTTGTAAAGAACCTCCTAAAAAAAAGAGGTCTTCCTGTTCAACTCATAAACAAGTTCATTCTCTTAAACCCTGCTTTCCCTCGTCTAATTGCTGAAAAAGTAAAGCTAAATGACATTTCTTTCCGAGATTATCAGGTAGATGCGATAGAGCAGGCTCTTATTCACCAGAGAGGTGTGATTCATGTAGCTACCAATGGAGGAAAGACAGCGATCATGGGAGGGATCATTAAAGCCTTTAAGGTTCCTAAAACGTTAATATTAGTACACTCTTCAAAACTGGCCAGACAATTGAAAGAAAAGTTAGAGTTCTTTCTCGACGAACCTGTAGGTATGATCGGATCGGGATTTTTTGATCACAATACGCAGATCATCATAGGAATGCCGGGATCTTTAAAGATCACAAAGAATAAGAATAAGAAAAAAGTCTTTATTTTGAAGAGTTTATTTGAAAACGTGCGATTAATTTGCATCGATGAAGTTCATCATGTAGCCTCTAAGCAATTCGAGGAAGTCCTAAAGTGTTGTAAATATGCCTATTGTAGATTCGGTTTTTCAGGAACACCTTTTTCTCGCTCCGACGGTAAAAACATAGTAGTCGAAGCACTAGTAGGTCCAGAGATTATTAAAGTCACAAACAAAGAACTGATAGATCGAGGTATTTCGGCGAAGCCTATTGTTTATTTTCATCCTGTGAAGGCAAATATAGAGGTGAAGGCTAGTGATTGGGTTGTTGTATACAAAAAAGGTATCGTACATAACGCTTCGCGTAATAATCAAATAGTAGAGATTGCTATAAAGGCTGCAGAAAGCGGAAAGAAAGTATTTATAAGTGTATTTGAAATCAGTCATGGTCTAAATTTAAAAAACTTACTAGCAACGAGAACAAGCTCTCAATGTGTGTTTATCTACGGTAATCAGGACCCCTATAAACAGGATACACTACAGAGTGCGTTTGAATCAGGTGCGGTACCGATCTTAATAGGATCACCAGTTCTAGGTGAAGGTATCGATTTTGATGCGGCGGTTGATTGTCTAATCGTTGCTGATGCTAAAAAAGCTCCTATAAACTTATTGCAAAAGGTAGGTAGGGTTCTACGAAAAGGTAATCGCATACTATCAGTCCACGACTTTGTAGATGACAACCATAAATACCTGAAAAAACACTCAGTGGAACGCCTGAACATATATAGAAAAGAGAAATTTGAGGTTAAATTACTGTAAAGGGAATTCCATGTCTATGTACCTAAAAAAACGGAAGAGGACTTCAAAATCCTCACATGAGGTAATACCTGCCCTAGTTCCTGAAGCATTAACTCCAGGATATCAAGAAGACTTAGTAAGATTATTGTATCAAAACAGATCTTTTTTATCTAAAATAGCTGTATATTTAAAACCTGAAGAACACTTTGATTTCGCTCACTTAAAGTGGTTGGCTAGATCTGCTATGGACTTTTACAACATCTATAAGATCTGTCCTGAAAAAAGATCTATTTTAACTGTATTAGAAACGAGCTATAACCAAAATGAGCTATCGGACCCTGTTTACCGGACTGTAACAGAGTTTATCGACGAAATAGATAACCCTGTGTCTGACGAGAACTTTGCAATTGATATGATACAGAACTGGATGAGTCACCAAACTATTCTGAAACGTCTTACACGTATGGTGGAAATCTGCGCTACTTCCAGAGACCGTACTGGTTTGCAGGAGGAAGCGGTAGGGATCTGTTCTATCGGTTTAAACTTTGGGCAGACAGCGGAGAGCTATGTTGAGTCTACGGACAATGCGCTTTTACATAGAAAATCAGCTAACTCCGAGGTAGTTCCTTCAGGCTTACCTCTTGATACTCATACGCAGTACGGAGGTATGTCAAAACAGCATGTGTGTGTGGTTTTAGCCGCAACAAACGTAGGGAAAACTTCAGCTTTGGTTCATATCGGAGCAAGTGCTGTAGAAGCGGGACACACTGTAGCTCATATCGTTTTAGAGAGTCCTAAAGAAGAATTACGTCTGCGCTATGATGCTGCTTTTTGTGACATGCCAATGCATATGATTCCCCAAAATGATTGGCTCGTTAGAGAGACTGCCTTAAAAATGAAGGAAAAGACAGGAGATCCCCTTCATTATGAAAGATTTAGTCCTGGAGCACTTACCCCTTTACGTATCAGACATTGGCTTAATCAGTTAATAGCAGACGGAAACAGACCTGACGTTTTAATCGTTGATAGTGCTGACGACATGATACCAAATAGCGGGAATACGGATCGTCCTTATGCGGATATGGATCAGGTCTACTTAGGTCTGATTCAAATTGCGGAGGAATACAATGTTGTCCTGTGGACATCATCTCAAGCAAACAGAGACGCTATGGAAGCCGAAACCGTAACATTACGTATGGTAGGAGACAGCTTAAAGAAAGTTCAAAGAGCATCCTTTGTAGTGGCTCTTTGTCAGAGTTTCCAAGAAAGTATGTGTACCCCGATGCAAGGACGCCTATATTTAGCAAAAAATAGATGGGGTAGGAAAAATATTATGGAAAAGGTTTATTATCGTTGGGAAAGACAGAGAATCGTACCTATAGGCGATGTGGACGATGTACACACGATTAGCTAACCCTCTGGAAGCGGGGGATGTCTATTATATCATAAAATCGAACGCCAACCCTCTAGTGAGAAAAGAAGATGAGGAGTATGCGTTATTAGAGTTTTGCGCCCGAAAGGTAACTCCAACCGTTTGTTATGGGGATCTTGATGGAGAGGTTGTTATCCACAGTTTAAAGAATATATACAAAAGTAAAGTAAAAGCTTTAATGGAATTAAAGAGATTATATACTATTAAAAAAAATATAATAGAAGGACGTTTACGAGAAGTGGAAGATAAGTTGACAGGAATCCAAGAGGAACTACCTTATGTATGAAGAAATTATTGAAGAGATTATACCGCAGATAGGAGAAAGAATAAAAAAAGAAATACGTATAAACTGTATTTACAGCGATTGCCCCAATCCCTTTAAACATTTATATTTTAATACAGAAAAAGGTATTGGGTTCTGTCATAGGTGTAACCGTCCCACAAATATTAAAAATTTAATAGCTTATCATAAAGGAGTATCTTTTAAGGAAGCTGAGTTAATTATTAACGGAACAGGCCAAAAAAAGGCTGAAATGTTATTTTCTAAGATAAAAAAGCTTTCAAAAGATGGACTTTTAAAACGTGAGGAAAAAGAAGAAGACACGTTTATTCAACTTCCAGAAGGTTTTATACCGTTTTCCTCTGGAGATTATATTTTCCCTTATTTAGAAAAACGTAAAATATCCTATGATATTTCGTGTAATTACGGAATGGGTTTCTGTAAAGAGGGGAGATGGCGCGACAGATTAATTGTACCTATTTTTATGGAGTCTGTTTTGCGTGGATTTGTGGCGCGATCAATTTATGATCCTCCGGCTGATCTTTCTAAAACAGGGAAAAAAATATGGTCACGCATGAACCGTTATATCAAGGTCTTAAATCCTAAAGGCTTTAATTCCAGCAGATTGATCTTTAACTACGACAATATTGATGAGGAAATGATTATAACGGAGGGTATATTTGATGCTTTAAGATGTGGTAAAAGAGGTGTGGCTTTATTTGGGAAACATATGTCGAATTTCCAAGAAGAGCTTATTCGAAGAAAAAAACCTAGAAGGGTTTATATTATGCTAGATAATGATGCTTATGAGGACGCTAAAGGATTAGCTAAACGTTTAGCTGAAAGTTGTTTAAACGTTTATTTGGTTAATTTACCTTTCGGAGATCCTGGTTCCTTCAAAGAGACGGAATTAAAAGAGTACATGAGAACAGCTACTCAGGTGTCTCCGTTAAAACTAGTGTCCCTAGCTGAAAGGATTAAAGATGTTTTCTAATAAATTTATTGAAAAGGGTCTGGTCAGTCATGAACAGATTCACGCTATTGTTAATCGTTTCGATACATTCAATGTAGATCGAAATATGAGAATAAACACGTTTACCGAGATCTCAAAAGACCATCTTCAACATTGCGCTAAAGCCTTGGTGGAGACAAATGAGGGGGAAGATTGGGCAGCAGCCATCCATTATACGTTGGCTGTACTTAAACGTCTGGTAGAAGTCAGGTCGGAGAGTTTAGATGTCTAATTCACTTTATCTTCGTACTCATCTTTATATGTCTCATCAATCCAATTTCTAATAAGTGCGGAGGCTGAAGTTTTCTGATCTTTAGCTACCAATTCTAGGATTTTTCTGTATAGAGGAGGGAAGGTGAAACCGTATGTTTTCAACTCTTCAAAAATTTTAGGTCTTCCAACTGACCGTTTTTCTTTAGGTTTTTCCTTATCATTAACCTTTAGAGAAATTAGCTTGACAAATTTCATTTTTATCTCCATAATCTGTTCGAGATGGCGTCTGAGTTATATATACCAGAGTTAAACTAGACATGTCAAGAAGAGATATTATTAAGAATAAGGAGAAGCTAATGGCTTTACGAAAAAGAGAAGTTAAAAAAGAAGTGACAGATTTTGTGTGGATGTATTCAGAAGAGAGACCAGTCTTTTTAGTCCCTGTTGACGGTAGTCTTCAGTGGGTTGACTCCGAGGGTTTCCATGTGGGTGATGCCGGACTTAATGCAGGATCAATCAAGCAATCTCTCTCTACTACGGAGGAGTTAGCTTCTATCTACAAGGAGTTTACTCAGGTAGGTGAAACAGAGAGTGTTAAAGCTATCCAGGGGTTAGCTCAAGAGATTCAGGAATACCCTGTCGGATCGATCATCTATTATAGTTACGAAGAAGGTCAGCCTATTCTAGAGGATGAGTTGGAAAATGAGGAGATTGAAACTGCTGTTGAAGTAGAGACAGCTATGCAACATGTTGAAACGCCTGAAGCGGTTGTCGAGGAAGCAAAACCTACCCCTCAATCAACAACTAATGACTATAGTAAGGTATCTCGTCAAACACTCTTACACCATCTTCGAAAACACAAAATAAAAGTGCGACGTGGTGTCGAGGAGAACACACTAATTGACATTATTCACCATGCGGATAATGCAGAATGGGATCTCATTAAGGCGCATTCTTCGGTTGAATCTTTAAACGGCGAAAAGACTGCTCCTGTAGATGAACCTACAACCGCAGAAGCCACACAACTAGTAAGGGAAGTAGCCAAACAAATGGTAGAACAAACGGAGACAACCCCCTCTATATCTGCAGACGTAACACCCCCGGTAGAGGAAGAAACTCCTAAAGAGGTAAATTTCTTATCTGTGGAAGAGCTTATGGATAAAGCAAAAGGTTATAACTGGAAATTCTCTATGGAAGAAATAGAACAATCTTTCAGTGGACAGGATCTAAAAATAATTACTTCCATTTACGGGAGTCGCGACAATGAAGAGATCGCTTTTCGTTTAGAAAGGACTTTCGATCTTACACCTACTCAGATTAATAGACTTCTGGATGGGTTTATGTATGGTAGTACTGAGTATCCCCCGTTAGTAGAATTACTAATGGATAGTGATATTGTTTCGTAATGGTTATGGGGAAGAGAAGAAGAAAACGTTTTTCTATAGGGATTGCCACCAATGGAGACCAGTGCATCCAGTTTAAACCTCTAGGGGAGACAGCTTTTAAACAAACCCTCTTTCAAAACATTGGGTTGTCTCCAACTGATTCTAGCAACATAGATGATGAACTTTCTTCTTTTCTCCCCACCTTTTACCCCTCGTCACTTCAACTGTCGTGCCTTGGGACTTATTACACACCGAATAACGTTATGTGTAAACAATGTAGAGTTCGACCTAAATGTTTATCTGAACTGGTACAGAAGTCTACGTTATGGAAGAAAAAAAGTAGTTCAACTCAAAAGATCGTTTTTGAGGATCGGTTTTTTATGGAGAACAGAGAACAGTATTTCAGCCTGTTAGAGTTCTTTGATGCTACTCAAAAGTTTAATATTAAGCAGGGAGTTAGTATACAAGGAGAAGGTGTTTTAGAAAAAGTTTCGAGAAAAATTTTACAAAGCCACCTTTTTACAGTAAAAGCAAAAGACGTGACAAAGTATGTAAAAGAAGTGTTAGAAGTGGAAATCCCTTTTTCAGGTTTAATAGCCACTACGATGTGTGTAATAGACCAGATAATGGGAAAAGTGATTGAAGAGGCGTAAAAGAAGTGTCAAATCATGCGATGAGTTTACAGTGGGATTGTATCTATTTAGATACGATAGAAGGCGTTAAACTACTTCTCGAAGACCTCATGGAGTCCGAAGTAGCTGCCTTTGACACAGAAATTTCTGACCCTGTAACAGGATTCCCTACCATATGTCCTGATAATTGTGAAATCATACTCTCCTCCTTCACGTTTTCTCCAGAAAGAGCTTTTGTAGTAAAGGGTGATCTGATCAGATATCTCTCCCCCTGGTTTGCGTCAAACGATCATAAAAAGATCGGTCATAATCTACTCTTTGACGCGAAAGTCATTTTAAAAAATAAACACTTCCCAATGGATTTTCAGGGTTACTACGCTGACACCCTTTATCTTGCATGGCTGGAGGATTGCGAACAGGATCAGAAAAAAGGATCACTTGGTTTAAAACACCAATTGGCATCTAAATTCGGGATAAAGACTACTGATTTTGCAGACGTGTGGTTTTATCGCCTACCAGATAGAAAAACCCCCGTTAAACTACCTATGTGGGATGTTTTGGAGAAGCCTGATTCTCCGGGCTTTAACCGCTCGGACGCCATCCATTATGCTGGACTCGATGCGTGGGGAACGTTCCATCTTTATCAGTCTTTAAAAGAACGTTTAAAAAACCGAGGTTATTGGAGCACCTACTTAAAGGTAGATCGACCATTTCTCTGGTTGTTATGGGATGAGTTAGAGGAGACAGGAATTAGGCTGGATATGGATTTCCTTGAAAAAACGAATAAAGAGATGGAAGTATCCATACTAAGGAATCAACATCTTTGGGATTCAGATATTTCACCGGATGTGATGATGACTAGTAACAAACAACTAGCACACTTGTTTTTCCGTCATGGGCTAAATGAGGCGACAGGAGTAGATAAAAGTTGCGGATGCTCTAAACCTCATGTACCATTTAAATTAGGTAAACCCGACCCTAAGCAGGGGTGGAACGAGGGAGTACCCTCTGTAAATACAGAAGTGTTACGAAAGCTTTCCGAAGAAAATTGCCGTGCAGCCGAAATCATCGTGCAAGGCAAGCAAAACCAGACGTTAAAGCGCAACTTTATTGATCGCTACTTAGGCAGTGGCGAACCGGAATTTTGTAACGATGAACCAATATTCGTGGCTCATACTAGTTGGAATCCAATTCTCCGTACAGGGAGGATTAGTGGACGTAAAAATTCTCGGGGTTTGTGTGGCACCCTCCAGAATGTTCCAAGAGATGCTACTAAAGACCCTTATCGTGTCCGTAAAGCTTTCGTTGCTCGTCCCGGACATGCATTGCTTGTTGCTGACTACAGCCAGTTAGAACTCAGAATTCTTGCCCATTTTTCCTGTGATGCAAACTTACTTACAGCCTTTCAAGAAGGTTTTGACCTTCATAGCTTTACCGCGAAAAAAGCATTTAACCTCCCGTGTGCTGTGGAGGATGTAAAAAAGCTACATAATGACAAAAGATCCACAGCTAAAATTTTAAACTTTGGGATACCTTACGGAACTTCCTGGCACAGAGTTTCAAAAACAATTGGTTGTTCTGAAGAGAATGCCAAGCTGTTTATCGCAAATTGGTTTGAAGCCTATCCAGATGTAAAAAATTATATGGATAGTCAGATAGCGTTTGCTAAAACCTACGGTTATGTTCTCACACTATCGGGACGCCGACGGTATCTTCCAGAGATTAAACTACCGATACCTAAAGTTCATTATGATAAGGCGACGGATTCTCAGAGAAAGGTCTTCAAAGCTGTTTCCCACGCCAAACGTGTGAGTTATAATACTCCCATCCAAGGGAGCGCAGGAGATCTGATCAAGAAAGCGCAAGTTGACATTTATCAAAATGCCGACTTACGAAGAATGGGTTTTAAACAGTTATTACAGATTCACGATGAGTTGGTCGCTGAGGCTCCTATACGTCACGCAGAGGAGTGTAAAACCCTAATGTGTGAACTTATGGTGAATGCCTATAGCGACGTTTTAAATGTACCCCTAGAAGTTGATGGGGACATAGCCTTTACATGGGAGGATGCAAAATGACAGTAGAAGAATTGACTAAAGAGAATGAAGAGTTGAAAGGGAAGTACGACAATCTGGAAAAACAGTTTCAAGGTCTCCAAGGGGCTATGATTGTTCAACTCACCACCAGTGGTCTATTTATGAAACCTGCCTTAGATATTATAAATAATCTGAGGCAGGTTGTAACCGGAGGAGCGGGTAGTGGAATAACGTTGGAAGAGATTCAGATAACGTTCGATTCCTATGTTCAGGTGCATTTAGAAAACCCTGGATTTAGCGAGTCAGAGAAATCTGTGTTTACAGCGATAAATACGCTTATTGCTGAGGCGCAGGAGGAGACTGAACCTTCCTTAATTCAGAGGGTGTAAGCGATGGATGGCGATGTGATAGCTAAAATAGAAGAGGAACTCCAGTTTGACGGAGAGAACCTGAGATGGGAATTTGAAAGACATGCAACTACAGTATTTAGTTACGGTCTGAAACTGAACCAGATTAGAGCGGAATTTCGTAAGTTGGAAACGATGTATAAACGAATGGAGGCACAGAAAGTTCTTGATTTGAGGAAAATTTTGGAAGCTACAGGGGAGAAATGGACGGTAGACCGGATAAAAGCTAAGGTTCTGGTCGATATGGTTCCGGTGGAGGAAAAAGTGGAACTAAAAAAACAAGAAGTGGAATTTTGGACAAAAGTTTTCGATTCGTTCAGCATCAAAGGTGGGATGATTCAATCCTATGGCGCACTTAAACGAAGCGAATTGTCATTTCTAGACTAAAAAAAGGAATTAAAAAAATGAGCGACAAATATGCCAAGTATGGAACATCTTACGCACAAAAAGTTAAATATCTAAACGAAAAACTTGAAGAGGAAAAAGCGGGAAATAAGAAAAAACCTGCTGGTGGAACAGTAATGGGAGCCCCCATTCTAGGAATCAAGGATTTTTCTCAGGAATACAAACTACGGTTTATACCGTCAACGGAAACTGAAAATTGGTTTTATGCTGATATTGCCTATCATTATATCGCACACCCCACCATGAAACGTACTGACGGAAAACCTCTGACAGTTGTCACTACGTGCTCAGAAAAATACGGAAAAGAGTGCTATATCTGTACCGAGTGGAAAAAGTTAATGGATATGGCACCCGGTTCAGACTGGCAGGAGAAGAGAGACTACCGCTCTCAAGAAAGAAACAAGCGAGAAAACCAGTTTTACTTAGCTAAAAAGAAATATTTTTCCCCTGTTATCTATAATGGGGAGTTAATGGTTTTCATCTATGGGGCTATGGTTAGAAAACAACTTGAAGAATGTTTCATGAACGGACGCTTTGGAGGTTGTTTTAATCACCCTAAAGAAGGTTTTCCTGTTTACGTACAGAAAGAGAAAACCGGACCTCAGATTTTTGATGTGGAATATAAGGTTACCTACTCTAACTCCGAAGCAGGTCCTATTGCAAAGAGTGATGAGGCTATCGATATTATACTTGAGAAAGCTCCAGACGTTTGGACGTTTGTTTCTGAAGACCACCAATGGACAGAACCAGGAACTCTATACACCAACCCCCAACTGAGGACTATCCTCCAAGGAGGGGACAAAGATTTTTTCCGAACTGCAAACCAAAGTGCTATCGATGACCACGGTTTCGTTCCTGATGATACTGGTATCAGCGAATGGAAAGAACTTTTACAAGGAAATCACTTCGTAGAGGAAGCCACCCTTTCTGAAGAAGACAACTACGACTCTATGACAAAAAAAGAACTCGCTTCTTTATGTAAGGAGAGAGGACTTAGAACTAGCATTAAGTGGTCTGTAGATGAATACCGTGACGCCTTGCGTGGTAAAATCTCTGCAGATGATATTCCCTTTTAATATATAGGATATAACAATGGCCAAGAAAGCTATTAGTGTAGCTCCACTCAAGTCTGCTACAGAAGTAGTGGAACTAATTAACCAGAATAGCACCAGTGAAAAGGTCATATTTCTACCGGGAGACAGTTCCCTTGAGGTTGATCGAATACCTGTAGGTTTAAAAACTCTGGATTCGATTCTCGGGGGAGGTCTT